TTCTTTCTTCATATTGGCTAAAGGGGGGAACTAGTCCCCCCAATTAATTTTAGATATTTTCAAACGTTGCCCCCGCTGGTGTGATTAAGAATTCAATATCGATGAATTCAAGAGCTTTCGTTGGTTTAAGATAAATCTTTCCTGTTAGTGTATTTCTATCAAGATCTTCAGGTGAAGATGAAACTGTCACACGGAAGTCGTAGATACCTCTGTCTCTTCTAATAGAGTCAAGGATTGGGTTAACACTATCTAAGAATTGTTGTCTTACAATCTCGTCGTTTTGTTCAAACAATAATCTTACTGCTACTGCCGAAATCAATTTACGAGCTTGAAGTAAAAGTCTTCTTACGTTCAATCTGTCTAATGCTGAATCAGCTTGTTGTAACGTTTTGTTACCCCATATTACTGTTCCGACATCAGAGAAAGTTGCAATAGGATTAATTCTACCTTTGTATAAAGTATCTCTGTTTTCTTGAGTTAGTTTAATTCTTGCTTTGATTGAATTTACAAGACCTCTTGTGTAACCCGCTGACGCGAACCAAGGGAATGCAATGTTATCAGTCAATGCTAAGTTTCTACAAACCTCACCTGTTGGTGGGATGTAAAGTTGTGTATTGTTAACAGTATCTCTTACAAGAATCCAAGGATAGTAAGTTGCTGTGTAGTTTGAATCGATACCAGTTTGTTCTAAGTTATCAACCGCTTCTGTTGGGAAAATTAATCCTAAGTTATCAGTTGTTGTAGGTAAGAACATATCGTAGTCAGGTGTTGTACAGATATAAACTGAGTCAGCTCTGTCATCTTGAATCATATTGATTGCTCCTTCAACTAAGTTAGAGTTATTAACATAATCAATTGATGAAGTCGCAAATACGTTAATATTTGTCGCCTCAGGATTAGCAAATGTTGCAATACCTAATTGATAAGCATAATAGTCAGTATTTGCCCAATCTGAATCATCTCCATTAATCGATATATTTTTAAACGCTCCCCATCCAGTTGCTGTTGGGTATCTTGATGTTGGACAAGCGCCTTTTAAATAACCTGTTGCACCTAAGATAAAATCGTCACCATTTGTTCTTGACTCTCTATAGATATCCCATCCATCAAATCCTTTAGCAAAACATAAAGTAAATTTTCTAGCGTATAATCTATAATATGGATTTTCAGGACTTGTTGGTTCTGAATTGAAACTTGCGTCTCCAACATAGAAAGATGACTCACCACTTGTTGTAAATGCGTTTCCGATTGTAACAACCGTTGCACCTGAATCCATATGGAAACCTTTAGTCTTAGTATTCCAAGGTGTACCATCAATAACATTACAATGATTTAAATTGTTTTGGAAACCTTTGAACATTAAGAATGACTCATCGATACCAAGAGAACTAGAGAAACCTAAGAAAGTTCTTCTCACATTGTCACCAGGACTTGTTACCACATTTGATCCTCCGTTTGTTGTACCGAAAGGAGGGTTATAGATAACTTGACCAGGATAATTATATTCTGTTTTATAAACAGGAACTGGAGATAAATTATCACCAGAGTAATCTCTCATAATATAACCTTCAAATCCACAAGGTAATGCATCAATAGGGAATTCCTCAGACAACTCAATCATAATAAATCCTGAATTTAATGGATATTCACCGTTAGAAGAACCAATTTTCTTAGCAACAAATGAGTTACTATCAGGGTTCATTGTACAGTTTGTGAATTTTTCAAGAACAACAGGATTAGCATCAGTATCAAAGAAATCTCTAACCATGATATCGAAAGTACTATTGTTGAACGACATATTCATTATAGAAATCTTAACTTCAACGTTTGCAGAATCACCGTCAGAAATTGAAATGAACTTAAATAAGTTATAAACCTTGTTACCTCTAAGTTCAGAAACAACAAAAGGTGTTTCAGGACTTTGATATTGGAATACATTATTTGCAATTGAAGACGTGTCTCCACCTCTTGCTTCAGGTAACGCAATCAACTCCGCATTTATTCCACGAATATATCCTTTATTGTAAGCATAATTTAACATGTTTTGATAAACCTCTTCAACAAATAACGGAACTTCGAATCTTAATTTAGCAAAGTTACTAACACTGAACACTTTTGTAATATACTCAGAATCTGAGTTTTGAAGTGAAGTTTCAAATGAGAAATTTTCACCTTCAATTGTTGTACCTGTAATTGCAAAAGTTGAGAATGGATTTCTTGTTATTGCAGAATAAGAACCGACTGTGCTGATTCCAACATCTGTTAATCCTGTAACTTGATATGTTGGTCCTGCACTTGTCGAATTGTATAAACTAATACCTCTCGATCTTAAAGTTGCAACAACAACATCATTATATTCTGAATAAGCGGTTCCTGAGAATGTGAACATTTGACCTGATAATGATCCGTTAAAATTACCACTTCCGAGATTATTAAGAACTGAGATTGATGTATAGAATGAGTATCCTGAGTATCCGTTATTCACTTGATTAACAAATGTTGCATAATACCAAACATCGTTATCGTCTGATGTTAAATCAGCAGAATTAAGATTCATGTTATTACAACTAAACACGTTTGTTAAACCAGTAATACCATCAGCAATTAACTCGTTGTATACCGCACCTGATAAAGAACCAAACACATATGCACTTGTTCCAGATAATGTTGTATCTTTAAAAATAGTAACTAATTGTGTTGTAATATCTTCCTCTAAAGTGGATAAATTTCCATTTTCAAGTTGATATTGTAAACCAAAATCATCCCAAATATAATCAGGGGTTGTGTCTTGAGTTATATTAACAGTACCTCCCGTTGATCCCGAGAAATCCATTTCAAAAGCAGTACCTGTTGTAACATTAACACCAACAGTAGTTGGGTCCACGTTAGCAATTGTGGTGATAGACCAAGAAGGTCCCGCATCATAACCTGATAATCCTAGTATTCTAGTCACGAACAATTGGTTAGATTGTTGTAAGTAAGACTTTGCGATGTACGCCGCCTCATATTTAGGAATTTGTGTATTCACAAACTTTTCAGGGGATGTACCACCAAAAAGAGTTGTGAACTCGTCGAAACTCGTTACGAAAATTGGTTCGAAGGCTGGGCCTTTTAGGGTTTCCCCTACTAACCCTAATGTAGTTACACCAACACTTTGCGCGACGAATGATAGGTCGGTCTCTGTTGTGTATACACCGGGTGAAACGAATACTTTACTTGCTGTTGCCATTATTTAAAAATTCTGTTCAGATTTATTTATACATAAATATTAAATTAAACACAAAAAACTTTACTCCTTATATTGTATTTATAAATTAGGCGCTTTTATTCTGCCTTTTTTCTGCCCATGAAAACAACCTCAAAAACGACAAAAGAGATAAAGAACATCAAAATCTCAATTGACTCTCATAACACATTAAAAAAGTATTGTGATAAAAGGGGGTTAAAAATTTACAAGTTTCTTGAAAATTTAATTATGGAAAAGTGTAAAGAAAAAACTGATCTATACGGAGAAGATTAAATTAATCTCGCAATATAGACGATTTGAGAATCAGACGAAGGGTCTGTTGGTGTTATATTCAGAGTAAGATTATTACCTGATGTTAATTGAATCTCGGTAAGATCCGAACCATAAAAATCATCATTAATATAAACATCCCAAGAACTTATATTTTCCATACCCTCAAAAGATAGGTCTGCAGTATATTTGTAATTTTCTGTGTAAGCCGTTGTCCCCGCAGAAAAATTAAATGTTAAAGGAAATAAACTTGGATTTTTAGGGTAAGATTTTTTTCTACCCCCTCTTGAGGTTTTGGCTTCCAATAATTGAACGGTTCTTGAAATTGCTGGTTTAACTTCAAACTCCTCTTCGTCAATCAAATAACCCATCATTAAAAATTCATAACTTTGTATGTAATATTTTCTCTTGTCCAAATCCACAACAGATTCGTCAGAAATATTTTGTAATACCAATGGAACATATTGTCCTTTAATGAAAGTATATGCCTGTCTTGATGAAAACTTTTGAAGAACATTCTTATTAAGTTCATTCAACTCTCTCATTCTATTACAAATGAATTTAACACTATAAGTAATATCAACAGGTACGGGTTGAGGTATGGTATAAATGTCCATTCCTTTTCTTTGTCCGTCCCATGTAGGAACAGTGGCATAATAATATTGTTTTCTATTTGGAATGGTGTAAAGAAGTGCCGGATTAGACCCGTACTTAACTTCAGGATTTCTTACTGTTGTAATAAATGGTGGAGATACGTTTTTATCTAAATCAACAAAATTCCAAGTTTCTGTAAATTGAGACCAGTTTTGTGTTGTTATAAGAATATCAACAGTTGGAACAACCTTACCCGAAACTACAGTTCTTAACTCGTCTTTAACAAACTCAAGCATACCTTTATCCAAATCAGCATGTAATACCGAATTGGGTAGGTAAGTACCGTCTTTGTTAATATACTCTAAAAGTTGCTCTCTTCTTGCAGAAAGAGTTTTAGGAGGTACTAACTGTATTTGTTTTTTTACTTGTTTCGGAAATCCCATGTTATACTCCGTTGAATTCGTTTGATGTTACAGGTGTTGCAATAATAGTTCTGTAAAACGGTTTATATCCACCATAGGTATGTCTGTTATCTGAATTAACCCTCCCGTCATCACTAACAGAATAATACCTAACTCGGCTTTCAGTTTCATAATACCCAATATAATCACCAAAATTAATGTCGGTTTGTAAATCATCTAAAGTTCTCTGATAAATAGATACCTTTAAATTACCCGGCTCAGACTGCTCAATTTTTGAATTTCCCAATCTTTGATTTGTTGGTGCCACAATTTGAACCATACCCTTCAATTCGATAGGTGGTAGATATTGAATCCCTCCTGACAAAGCTTCCCCATAAACATCATCTGTTTTGGTTTTATACTTATCAACTTTATACAAAACAAAGGTAAAGTTCATATCACCCTCTAACCACTCTTCACCCATGTCAATGTCCAAAGTGAAATCTTCGCCACCAAAAAACTTACCTAACCTTGTTATCGGCACCTTTTTTTCCATATTGATAAATACATCAGAATCAATTATATTTGTTTCAAAGCCTCATATGAAATTATATCCATCATTAAAAATTTATTTGGACAAAAGTCCAATTCATGGACTTGGTGTGTTTGCTTCACAACAAATTAAAGAAGGAGAGATTATAGAAGTTTGTCCTATTGTTGATCTTGGAATGTCTCCAAACGAATCATCACACATATTAATACACTATAGATTTAATTGGCCACAAGGAATTAATCCTGAGAAACAAGTCGTACCAGTTGGATTTGGAATGATTTATAATCACAGCAAAACACCCAACGCAAATTGGAGATCTAATTTTGAAAACACTTCTTTTGAGTTTTACGCTGTAAAAGACATTAACCCTGATGATGAAATTTTCGTTTGGTATGGTGATGAAAATTATTGGTCTAATGGTAGACAAACAACAGTTGTTATTTAATGGGTATGGATGTTAGTATAGAGTCAAAAGCAATTTCCATTTTAGAAAACTATGATGGACCAAACAATTATATTCAAGAACTAAAACGTAAATCAGTTCTTAATAAAAAGTTTTATCCAACAAGAGCTCAAGCAGAATATATTGTAAACTACATTAATACAACTCCAAAGGTTGCAAAAAAATGGGTTGAGTTGGATGAGTATTTTTCTAAAAAAATTTCTGATGAAAAATTATTCACTAAAATTGCAACACAAGTTTATGTTGAAAAACTTTTAATTGAAAAAGACACCTCTTATCACATTTGGGGGAAATTTTTTGATAGTCAGGAACTCCACGATTTTTG